ATACAATAACAAAAAGAGAAGTTGTTGTTAATGGTATTACAAAAGTTTTTAAAAGAACTATAACACCAAACGATGTTAGACCGTTCTTTGAGTTGTTTTTACCAGAAAAAAATGTTTTGGGAATTACAAGTGTACTATTAAAAGATGGAACACAATATGCAAATGTACCTCAACCACAAGAATTTTTGGGTCTTGATAATAGATGGTACGAAGTAAAAGCGCTTGCTGAAGATAGAGTATTCATTGAAGACCCAACAAAAGTATCTGATTCTCCAGGTATAAAAGTTGGAAAATATATAACAACAAATACAAAATTTATTTCTGAATATACACCAGAAGGATTTTTAAAATTAACTTTTGGTGGTGGAAATGTATCGGCCGAAGAACAATTAAGAGAATTTGCAAGAGGTGGATATACCCTTGATTTAAATAAGTATTCAAACAATTTAGCACTTGGAGCCGCCCTTAAATCAAACTCAACTTTGTTTATTCAATATCGAATAGGAGGAGGACAAGCAACAAATATAGGTGTAAATACAATTAATCAAGTTGGAACCATTTCATTTTTTGTTAATGGACCATCTGAATCTATTAATACAACTGTTGTCAATTCTTTAAGAGTAAATAATGTGACGGCCGCTGTTGGGGGTGCAAATCCGCCAACAACTGAAGAAGTAAGACAATATGTATCATTTAACTTTGCAGCACAAAATAGAGCTGTAACAGTAAATGACTACGAATCAATTCTTCGAACAATGCCATCTCAATTTGGTGCACCAGGAAAAGTATCAATAACCGAGGAAAACAATAAGATTAAAGTAAAAATGCTTTCTTATGATACAAGTGGTAATCTGACTGAAACAAATTCGAATACATTAAAAAATAATATTGCAAATTACTTATCAAATTACAGAATGATTAATGATTACATTTCAGTTGAAACTGCAAGTGTTATTGATTTAAGTGTAAATGTTGATGTTGTACTTGATGCCAGCCAGAACCAAGGGGCTATTGTAAGTAAGATAATTGATATTATCTCAAACTATTTTAGTCCACTTAATAGACAACTTGGGCAAAATGTTTTTGTATCAGAAATAAGAAGATTAATTCAAGCCGAAAATGGAGTAGTTTCAATTTCTGATATTCAGTTTATAAATAATGTTGGAGGCCAATACTCTTCATCACAAACATCACAAAGATATTCTGATCCAGCTATAAGACAAATTGAACTTGTTGCTGATACAATATTTGCCGAACCAACACAAATCTATCAAATTAGATTTCCAAATAAGGACATAAATGTTAGAGTTCTTAATTTCAAAACAATAAACTTTTCATAATATGAATATATTTATAAATTAAATAAGAATCAAAAAAAAAACGATGAAAAAATTAATAATCACAGAAGATGAAAAAAGTAGAATTTTGGAAATGCACCAAAATGCAACATCAAGACAATATTTGATGGAAGATACGGATAGTAATACTTTTTTTCTTTATTTACCATATACTATAAATGCAAACGGAAATAAAGAAGTTGCCTACCAACAATTTAGTAATTCTTCTTATTTACCAAGTTTTAGTATTACTGTTACTGATAGTAATTTGGTAAAAAGTGGAAAACTTTCTGTTAAAACAATTACAGCATCAGATAGTAAGGGTAATAATATTACTTTTTCAGGAAAACCCGGTCAAAAATTAGAAAAAGACGCAAAAGGTACTTATAGATTAAGCGGCCAACTATTTGCTAGTGTTATTTGGACAACAAACCAAAAACAACAATTCAAAGGTATAAATTGGGGTCAACAACCACAATTAACTAATGTTGTTGTAAGTTTTAGTGACAACACGACTAAAACATTAAGTGCAATTGTTAATCCTGGTGTTGAATACAAACCAAGTACACCAACCCAACCTAAATAAAAAAAACATAATAAATATAAATTAACCCCAATTTAAAGTTGGGGTTTTTTATTGTTTTTACTTTTTCTACTTTGAGATTATTTTTTTAAAATAGGAAATAAACTATTTATCAAAAAAGTAGAATTTAATGCCCAAATCATATAGAATAAGAACCGAGGTTGGTGTTGATAAACACATTGATGTAAAATTAGAACAAGACTTTGATTTTCTTGAAATTTTATCATTAAAAATTAATCAAAGTGACATTTATATTAGACCTTGTTCTGATTATGGTGTTATTGTTGGTCGTATTTCGGTAAACAATGGTTTTGGAGTACCAAACGCAAAAGTATCGGTATTCATTCCACTATCCGACACAGACGAACAAAATCCAGTAATTGCTGATTTATATCCATATAGGACACTTTCTGATTTAAATGAAGATGGTTATAGATATAATCTACTACCAAAAGACCCTTCTTATTCTGTTCATGCGGCAACTGGAACATTCCCAACAAGAAGTGAGACTCTTATTGACCAAACACAAATTGAAATATACGACAAGTATTATAAGTTCACAGTAAAGACAAATGAAAGTGGTGATTATATGATATTTGGGGTTCCTATTGGTTCCCAAACTGTGTTTATGGATGTTGACCTTTCTGATATTGGTTGTTTTTCATTGGCACCACAAGATTTAATACAACAAGGACTTGCAACAGAAGGACAAGTAAATGGTTCACAATTTAAAAAATCATCTAATTTAAATGAACTTCCACAGATTGTAACAGCAAATAGAATTATAGATGTATCACCATTATGGGGCGAACAAGACATTTGTCAGTTGGGAATAACAAGATGTGATTTTGATTTAACACAAAGTAATAACATCAACATCCAACCAACAGCAGTCTTTATGGGATCCATCATTTCAACAACTGATGATGATGCTTTAAAGAAAAATTGTAAACCAAAAAATAATACGGGAAACCTTTGTGAATTAGTTGCGGGTCCTGGTCAAATTCAAGCCATTAGACAAACAATATTTTTGGATAACCAAAACTTACCAATACTTGAAGAATATCAGTTTGAACAAAATGGAAATGTTATTGATGGTGATGGTTCTTATTTGGTTAATGTACCAATGAATTTGGATTATATTATAACAAATGAATTTGGACAACAAGTAATATCAAACGACCCAACAAAAGGAATACCAACAAAAGGAAAATATAGGTTCAAATTTAAATGGAATAACGAAGGTGGTTTACAAAGTCAATTTTTAAGGGCAAACTTCTTGGTACCAAATATTAAAGAATATGGTTGGTCTACATCCTCATCAGACCCATTTGACCCAACATTATCAACACAATTTTTCTACACATTACCTATCGGACAAGTAAATGGTACACCAGTTGGTTTACCAGGTACCGGAGGACTTGTATTAGAAAACACATCTAATGTTAATGATTTTAGTATCTATTTAAATGGTTCTTTATATACTGGAGACCCAAATGTTATACCAATTGCTGGTGGTAACATTTCAGTAGTTGCAAACCCAATAGACCCAAATTTATCACAAACTTTAAATTTTACATATTACCCAACTAACCTATTTAATGTGTTAAGATCATATACATTTAGTTTAGATTGGGATGATTATAATAATGTACAAGACGCAATTAATTGTGAAGACACATTTTATGAGTTTAATTATAATAAGGTTTACACAACTTCAATGTTTTTGGACCGATATAAGAATGGTCTTGGAAGAGCAAGACATTTAGGTATTAAAGAAATTGATAATAGAACTTGTAAATCAACAGTAAATACATTTCCTGTAAATGATATTATAAGAAATTTTGATTTTTTATTTTTCGTTTTCAATCTTCTCATTAATGTTTTAACATTCCCAATACTGGTACTACTATTCATTGCACATTTTATATGTTATGTCTGGCCAATATTAAAATACGCCTTAATCTTTCTTGGTTTATATTTCTTATATCAACAGGTTCAAGCTGGTATCGAACTAACAAATTCAATAATCGAATTAACGGCAACTGCAGTACCAGGTGGTCCAGTAATCAATGTTGGTGTGATTCTAAGAACTATTTGGGAAGCTATTGTAATTTTATTAAAGGCGGCATTAGCAATTGTATTTATAATTTTTGTTGTAAAAAAACTTGTTAAGATTAATAATTTCCCAAGGATTGGACTCCCAATGCTTTCATATCCAGAGTGTAATACTTGTGATTGTGATTGTGGAAACGCACCACAAGATGATGATTTTGACCAAAATAGTGTGACTCAAGATATCCAAAACCAACAAAACGAATTATCTGGAGGTAACCAACCACCAACAGCACAATCAAACTCATTTTTAGCACCATTAAATCTACCACAAACTTATACACCAGTTCATCCTAACTTTGAACAAAGAGCAGGATTTGACGCGAACGACAGTGGGGGTGGTTATTTTCTTTATTGTAATAACCTTTTTGGTAGCCCACTTCAATACAAATCCCTAACAAATAGACTTGTAGCCCAAGATATTGAAGCTGAAGTCGCAACACAAGCCATACTTGATTTTAAAAGATTATTTTCTGGTTATGATGTTTTGAGTGGTACAGATTTTAATAGATTTAAAGCCCCACAACCTTTCTTGTTTGCAGCCGAAAAAGTTGCTGACTTTCCTGGACCAATACCTGACCAAAGATTTTTTGGTAGACCAAGAACAGTAACTTATCCACAAAGATTGAATGAATTTAACACAAGGGATAAATTTTTCTCTGGGGTTAATAAAATACAAACAGTTGTAAACCCTTCTTTACCAGGTGCACAACCGTTTGAGGACCAAATAATTGTTATGATTGCCCAAGTCGGTACTACAGATACAATTGGTACCGGTAATTTATTTTCATTCCAAGACCCAAACCAATCAGGTGGTCAAATAAATCTAACTGGTGCAACATTAAACCAATTTGGGAATAACGCAATTACTGGGACATCATTAACCGACCCAATTGCTGTTATAGGGCAAGTACAATATGCAACAACACAAAATACAAACTCAGCACCAATTCCAATAACGATAGTTCAATCCGGTTCAAGTGAAAATTATTTGAGGTACCCGACAGATATTGAATATTACCAAGTGATTACTGGTATGACAGTGTCAACTTTTGAAGGTTTGGCTGATTTTACAACTATTGGTTATTTTCCAGAAAGTTATTTGTATCATAATATTGGATATGATATTATAACACCACCAGATTGTGCAACTACCATTCCACCATTACCAGTACAAATCCCAAATCCACCACTAACATTTAGTTTTGGTAAACAAGTTAATAACTTTACGGCTTTAAAACAAGTTAGTCAATATGAAAATTATGAAATTATTTTTGTAATAAGAGGTGTTGACCCTCATACTGAAAAACAAACAATAAGTTATGATTTATCGATAATTTTTGGTGAAACAACATTTGGTAATGGACCAATTATAGAAGGAAGTTATTATTTAAATCAACCAATACAGGGCTATCCAGGTGGTAACAAACCAAAAAGTCACAACACAATTGATAATACAACAACTAATTTATATTTTCCATCATTTACATTCACACCGGACTCGACAACGTATTCACCTTTTATATCAAATTTACCGTACTACTTTGTATCAACAGATGAAACACCAACTTACCAACCAGTAGGTACACACCCAACAACATTTTCTCTTTCACCTGGTATGGTACAAGTTGCTGGAACTAATAACAACAAACTACCAAAATATAATAACACCTCAATAGATTTTGGTGGTGGTACCTTTATAGCATTTCAAAACGGCTCATATCCGTTAGTACCAACACCAAACCAAGCTTTCTTTGTTGGGTTAACAAGTAGTCCATCTTCACAAGATCAGAAAATGGAATATACTTGGCCAGGCTCTCCACCAAATCAATCTGTGACTCAAGTATACGCTTTATATTCTTCGGTATATTATAATCTTGGACTTACTGGTGTAGATTTTTCTGATAGTAATAATATTGTAATGAGAAGTGATAGATTACCAACATCAACAAGAACGGAAGGTGGTCCTAATGGTTCGACTGGTTATGGTCTTCATCAGAATAACAACTTTACATACTATACTGTTGGTGGTGTAAGTGATGGTGGACCAACAACAAGTATCGGAGGAAATTTACCATCTGGTGAAGGTGCGGATAATGAAAATCAATCACTAATAAACACATTAACTTGTGAAAACTTAGTACCGTTAGAATGTTATCAAGGTACAGGTACTAATGTTACTATTAATCCAAATTGTGCAATTCCTGCAGATAGAGTTGTACGAGGATGTTATTGTCTTTTAAATAAAACATATTTATTTCAGTACGACGAAGATGTTAGGTTATTCTTAGAATGGAAAACAAGATTTACAATAACTTTTGCTGCTTGTAGAGGGGTGTTTGCACAAGTATTCCAAAATAATTGGATAAATGGTGTTCTATATATGTTCAATTTTAACAAAACGACTGTTTATAGTGGTCTTTTAGATACAACACCTGATTACAATTATTGTAAAGATACAATTATTTTTAATGATTTAGAAAATAATTTTTACTACAGATCATCACCTTGGGATGGAACTAATTTTATTGGTAAAGACGCACCACCACCTCAAAGTTTTTGGCCGCAATCATTAATAACAGGTTATCCTGGTCTTGGTTATAATACAAAACAAATCCAGTTCCCAACAACAATTATGGATATGGGTCCAAGAGAAGGTTTTATTGCTGAAATATGTAATAATAGTAATTTTAATGGTTATTTAGTAGATCAAATTAAATCCACATCTTATCAAGACAATTCTGATTTAATACAAATTGGTTTTTTATCCAGACTATTAAACGATAGATTTAGACAGGCAATACTACCAATTGCAAACCCAAATGGTAATAACACAGAAGGTAAAGGTATTATACAGTTTTTCAATAGTCAAAGAGAAGCTGATAGAATTGATGGTGACTTTGCTCAAATGTTATCAATTAATTCAGAGTGGAGAATAAACGCCTTTTTAGCCGAAAATTATCAAAACCCAGCATCCATATTTTTTGGTGAAGATTCTCAAACTGGTGATGGTTACCCAAGACCTGTGTTTGGTGTCTTTTTTGAAACTGACGATATTGATTATACATATAGAAGAAAATTAACTCCTGGTAATGAATATTACAGTATTACACCACCACTTTATTACCAATATGGTTATCCTAAAACACAAAATGTTCCACATTATAGATGGAAATTAGAAATATTATCAAACAACTATATATTTGGGAATGAAAATAACAATTGGGATACAAATGTCACACCGAGTGGTGGATTTTTTACTAAAGGATATCAGAATTTAGACTTTAATTCTGACCCATATTTCCAGTCATCATTTAACGGTG